CTTTCTATCTTTAAGAAGTTCTGTATTTGATCCAAATGGATTTCTCATATTATTTCCTTATTAATAAGTTAAGTTTGAAGCACCACCTTTTTTAACTAGATTGTGAAATAATCTACCTCTTTTTTTACGTCGTTTATCCTGAAATTGTCTTAGGTTTGCATCAGGATCAATATCACCAGCCTTCATTAATGGTTTTTTAACGTCATCATCTTTTTCAAAATCATCATCCCAGTCATCTCTCTCGTTCTGGTTGCTAAACCTATCACTGAGCCAAGTTTGAAATTTATCAATTGGGTCCCATTTCTTTCTCTTTAATGATCCACCTTTTACATTCCTATCATAAGCATCTGTTAGCAAACTCATATTTACCTTTTATATTTAATTGTTAATAATTCACGCATATGCTCCTTCATGATGGTCATAGTGATTATAGTCACTAATTGCCTTTCTAGGTCTTTTCTTGGGACGATCAAGAGATGCATACTGCAACGACTGCGATGCATACCTAGTGGCACTCATGAGATCATCATGCGCTTTTACAATCTTACCATCTTTTCTATGATACATCCTAAGTTCTTCAAACCACAACCCTAAATAATTAAATACTTTAAATCTGCCTGTTTGCATTCTTTGTAGCATATCCATAATACCCGGTTCCACAGAGATACCACCAGTAGGATTTTCAAAGTGTTTATGTGCCATATTGACACCCTGTTTGCGGTATATTTCTGCTAATGGTTTCCCTGAACCTTTATCATGTTGCGATCCATCGTGAGGCCAGACTACCGGAACCCACTCTCCTCTTTCTCTAATTGCCGCAGAATGAACAACTGGTGTCTCAGCGGATTTACGATAACAGTCATAGACATAAACTGTGTCTGTATCTCTATCCCACGCTATCCAGACTGCGGCAGTTGGGTGATCCCATCCAAAATCTATTCCACATAAGCGAGGCCAGTATTCTGGTATAGGAAATGGTTCTATTTTAAGATCATTCTCATCTAATGGAAATACGAGTCCAGAACCTAGAACTGGTATTCCTTTTGAACGCATTGCTCTTTCATGCGGAGGAAGTGCGGCTAATATTTCTTTTTTAACATCCTCATCCAAGTGTATAGCATCATCCCATGTTGCATGATAAAGAGCCTGTGACTGTCCAAGTCTTGTCATAAACTGAGTTACAACTTCAGTCATTCCACTTTCAGGAGTAAATGTCATAAAGACAATACCACCACTTTTAAGTGCGGCTCTCAGGGCTTGCGAGTATATATCCTGCGGAGGTTCCTCATCCAGCCATGTAACATCAACTGCCTTACCCATCCATTGCATCTTACCCTGCTCATAGGATTTAAAGATCAGCTTAGAGTTCCTGCCCGATACATGTTTTACATTCAGGCTTTGGAATGCATTTGGAACACCGGGCATTCTTAATGGAGTACCAACTATATATTGCTTTGGTATTGAACCTTTACCGAATTCATCTTCATCTCCGGGTTCACCCAATAACTCTGCCTGTACTATATCCCTTGTATTGGCAGTTGTATTACCTGCCGCCCATGCAGTTACAGGTCTAGAGAACCTTGCACCCTGCCACCATTCGGGGTATCGCCCTGTTAGGTGAAATGCCATCTCTGATGCACCGCAAAAGGTTTTACCTGTTTTGTTTGCCGCCATCAAAAGACGTTGCCTAGCAAGGCGACCTGTCATATCCTTTGCATCATGAAACCGCTTCTGGTATTCATATGGTTTATATTCCAGCAGTCTATTAGTTTCATAGAGATCAGTTATCTTTTCTGCAATCTCAATTGCCTGTTCTGCCTTATTGCTCATGCATCACCCGGATTTAATCCAAATTTCTTTTTAGGTTTGCCCATGAAAGGATATATCATTTTCATTGAATCCATGAAACTTGGGTCTTTTTTCTGTGTATAATCCTTTGCTTTCTTCCTTGCAGAACCAACACGAACTACATCACTAAAGAGGGAGAATGCACCTGTTCCTACTGGTGTAACTCTCCTGCGTGTTCCTTCCCACCATCCTTTACCTTTGGCTTTACTACCTCCTAATGGCCCTTTTGCAATCTTAGCTTTAGTTGCTTTTATCTTATCTACTTTAGTAGCTTTGGGAACAGGAACATTTTTTAGTCCTGAAGATTGTACAGTAGAAGAACGTGCTGGTGTTGAAGTATCTGAAGGTTGTGCCGCATCAAAAGCAAGCCTATCTGGTATTTGCTTTGCAAGGTTTTTGGCAACATTATCTAGTCTTTTAAGATTTTGTAGTTTCTTTGGTTTATTAGTACCAGCTCTAACTTTTGTCTTTGCTTCAGCCAATCTCTTAAATACTGGAGAAAACTTTTTCAATGTTCGTTTAAGTTCAACTCTGTCTTTTATTGGTTGTTCTTTAATAAGATGACTTGTTGTATGTCTTTCAATACCCTTACCGCTTTTTGTTTTGTCTTCTCCGTAACCTTTTTCTGTTATATCAGTCTGATCGGTCAGTTGTTTAAGATTATCTTTTAGCTCAACTTTTCTTGTTACTTCCCTTCCCTGACCTTTAAAATCATCAAGTTCTTGATTACTACCAAGTTGAGACATTGATGATTGGGGATAAGGATTCTTTCTGGCAATTTCAGCATCTGTCATACCACCTGTACGTTTAACAGACACGACTGTAGGCTCAGTTAATATAGTACCCATGACTCTATACTTTTTAGTCTTTTCTATAACTTTGCCAGTTACTTTATTCCTTATAAGCGATGCACCACCTCTTGTTCCTACATCCTGTCGTTGATCTCCTTCCCTACCAGTTACACCTGTATCTTCTACATATGTTTTCTGTTCAAAATCATCAATTGATTTAACTTCTCTTTTAAAAGAAGGTTGCTCACGAATTAACCTCGGTAAACCTTCTTCATCTTTGGTCATTACACCACCTAATTCCAGATAATCAATACGACCCTGATTTTTCGCAGTAATCATATTAATATCCAGATTATCTTTAGTCCATTTATCTAACCTTTTTGCATATGTAACACCTGAAGCCTGTCTTTCTGGATTAGTATCGTCTTCTATTTCATCTAGGAGGGTCTTGAACTTGGAGGTTTCTTTTGTCTGCTTGCCAATTACTTTGCCATCTTTTAATGTACTTCTTGGAAACTTGAGTTTACTACCACTTGTTTCCTTGCCTATATCACCATATTTGTTCTTCCAGTAACCAGCATACTTATCTTTTAATGATAGGTTGCCTTTTGAATCATAACTGTAGTGAATCAAGTTAGGGTTATCTATCCTTTTCTGATTTCTTATTCCTGTGGCATTCTTATGTCCAAAATCTAAAGGGTCAGATATGACATTAAGACCTGTTATCTCTCCTAACTTAATTACATTCCTATCTATTGTACTTGCCTTTGGTCTGCCACCATGAACTAGAGATACATTCCCTTTACCAGATTCTTTAACATGCTTACGGACTTCACGCATCATTGAATTGCCAGTTTTAAACTTGGCGTTGTTCAATCCAGTAAAGAGTATTTCTACTTTCTTACCCATGAGTTAATATTGATTTCTTCCGTGTTTTTGTTATCATCTTCATTCCTGACCATTGCTTATATGGGGTTGTGCTTGGGCGGTTTGGGTCAACAATTGATTCTCTATCCATTTCTTCTACTTTCTCCGGCCTCATTCTCAATTTTGGTATTGGGAACTTATATAATTTTTGTAAGTCTTCAGGAGTTGCAGGATTTGGATATATTCTTTCTCCTCTTTCCCTCATCCTTTTTAATTTTTCAGCCATCAGTTAATTGTGGGCCTGAGATTATCTTCCTACTTTTAAATGCACCAACTAGCATCTTTGCTCCATCTTTTCCAACAAGTGCAACCAATTGTGCGTTAAGCTCCTCTATTGTACGTCCTGTGTCCATTTCATTAAATACCTTGTGTCCTCCCCTGTCAAGCATTTCTTTTGCCGCATTAAGACGTACAGTATCACTCTCAGACGTATCCATCAAACGCTCTATAATACCTAATGCCTTTGGCCCTCCCTCTTTCAAACGTGCGTGAAACTTCTTGTCAACCTCATCCCGGTTCTTATCTAAAAGCTCCCTGCCTTGAAGTTTTACCTTGTAAGCATTCTTCTCTAAACAACCTGCATCCTTCATTGAAACAATATAATCACCTGTCTCAACAAAACTGTCTATGAACTTCTCTGCATTAAGAGCCATTACTTCTTCTTTTTATTTGCATACAAGCTCAACCACTCTCTGGGGGTATCCTCATATAGTTGTCGTCTGTCACTTGAAGTTACATTATCACTTTTCTTCTTCGGCTTAGTTGTAAGAACACTCTTACCTTCACGATACTTCATGTTCTGTACTAATGCTTGTGGATTGTAAGGTCTAAGGTTCTTAATACCGCTAGTTAGCTTATCCCACCAACTGTTGTCATTAACAAATGATGTACGCTTCTTAGACGGACGACCTACCTTACTTCCGTATGTTCCTTCTCCCTGTGGCATATTATCTCCTAGAATCTAAGTTAATCATAACTAAACTTATTCAATCTAATCCCTAACTGCAACCTTTAAATTTTATTTTTCTAAATAAGGTTCACAAATGTAAACACTATATCTCCCCCTGCGTAGAGGGAGAGGACGATCATACAGTAACAAAACGCTGTTTTGTGACCCACCCCCCGGTGGTACATGATCTGCACAAAATAATTAACCTTGGTTAAGAAATTTGGGGTGTTTGGGAAGGTTGGCTTCTCGACCTGAATTTTTAATTCTAGTAGAGGAGACAGACGATGAAACAGTTAGCACTAAAGACTTTGACACTTGTTGGCAAGACTTTGAAGATAACCATAGATGTTTACATGGTGGTAGTTGGGACTGCCTTGCGTGTTGGTTTCCCTTTCCTTTGCGTTGCTTTGGTAGGGATGGTAGTAGCTTCTTTCTTGTAGAAAGTTCTTAGC